GAGAGGTGCTTAGTACAGCACAAGGTGGTGAAGTTTACAAAAGGTATGGGATTGTTGACTTTAAAGACCTCCTCTCCTCTCTCCAACTTACAGAGGACGTAGAAGCATAAATAATATATTAGGAGATTCTATGAAAAAAACAAGAAAAGTAACCCAAACGTATTATGTGTGCGACATCTGTGGAGTTGAGTGTGATTCTCCGCGTAAAGAAAGAAAGTACCATGGCTGCCGAGACCACTCAACGGTCACGGATATGGCTAATAACATCATTGAGTACCACCATATCGACGAAGCAGCTGAGTTGCTTATCTCGAGGTATAAGGAAGTGAGTACGAAATGAAAATCGAGCTCATTGCAGACAGGATAAGCGGGTCAGGGCCAAAAAGCACGGATGGATCGTACCAATTAAAGCTAGACCTTGGAGAATACATGCGACTCCCCTACGCTCAGGCGATTATGATCGAACCAGGGAGAGAGATAAAAGTAACAATAGAGGTAGAAGAAGGAGTATAATGCCCTTGCGGTAATAATACGGTAATTATGGACAAATCCGTACAAAAAACAAAAGACATCATATCTGAGACGGTCGCAGCCATTACGTCTACCCCGACACTGACTAAGGCTGCAGAGTTAATTGGTATCCAAAGATCGACCCTTTATCAGAGAATGGAGTCATACCCGGAGATTTCCGAGGCAGTCATGAAGATCAAAGAGAAAGCACACCTAACTCTGGCTAATGGAACACAAAAGGCCGCAGAAGTCATTGTAGAAGGTCTAGAAGACAAGCGATCCAGGTATGACAACGCCAAATATATTTTAGACGGGATGGGAGTGACGAAACAAAAAGATACTAACGTACAAGTAAACGTGTTGAACCAAATCAAAAAGGACAAGACGGAGTTTGACATCTAGAGATCGTCTGAGGGGGAGGCAACTCTAGAGCCTCCTCAGATGTATAAGTCAGGCTACCGTAAGTTTATAGAGAAGCGACTGAGCATCGTTGATAAAACGGGCAATTTGGTCGACTTTGTCCCTAACGCTATCCAGAATAAGTATCTCGATCTTGGGACTGGGAAGGACGTGATTCTCAAGGCTCGCCAGCAAGGATTCTCAAGTTTAATCCTTGGGGTGTTTACAGCAGATTTCATCCTCAGAGAGAATAGCCGATCTGTAATCGTGGCTGATATTGCAGATAACGCCATTGAGTTGCTAGACCGTGTAAAGCTCTACATTCAATCGTACGGAGATAAAACGGGCACGCCGATACAACTCAAGTACAACTCTAAATACGAGCTCTATAACGCAGCAATTAACTCGAGATATACCATCGGGACGGCAGACAAGACAGACTTTGGTAGATCTAAAACGATAACTAATTTACATCTCTCAGAGTTTGCCTTCTACAGAGACGCTGAGAAGCTCCTCGCGGGTGTATTACAGGCGGTGGTCCCAGATGGGCGGACGATTATCGAGACAACGGCGAATGGGTTTGGATTCTTCAAGGACTTCTGGGACAGATCAGAAAACGGAGAAACAGGGTTTACTCCCCTATTCTTTAAGGCCAGTGATTTTTATTCTCCAGAGTTCCTCGAGCAGAAGAAACGAGAGCTGGGAAGATTATTTACCCAAGAATACCCAGAGACTGCGCTTGAGGCGTTCGTAACCAGTGGGGAAAGCTATTTTAATAAGTACGCTCTTGGAAGTTACTTGCAAGAAGTCGAAGGAGTACACGAATTATGACCTATAAAAAAGAAAAGGCAAACAAAATAGCGCGTTTTGTCTCACAAATATCCAGATGTACCAGAGGAGAATATTGGAGTAACCTATAATGATTAAACGGTATCGCAACCTAGAGCGCGGAGAATTTATAGTCGTCGGCGTAGATACTGCCGCAGGGGGAACGGATTATTGCGCTGCTCAGTTCCTCTCAAAGACAAAGCTCGATGTCCCCATTGTTTATCACGAGAAGACTCTAGCCTCAAACATGACACCAGAATTACAGATCGAACTTGAAAGGATCTACGACGTGACAGGAGTTGCTCCCGTAGTCGCGTATGAGCGCAATAAAGGCGGAGTGTTCGAGCTAGAGCGCCTAGCTTCATTAAACCGATTAGGTAAATACAAAATCTTCTCAATGCCCCAGTATGGAGGGATACAGAACGGTCAACCTACGAAGATTGGATGGGATACCAACACCGCCACACGACCAAAGATGCTCGCAGATCTCAAAGAAGCGGTAGACAAACACTTGATCAGGCTATACCACAAACGGACCGTAGAGGAGATGTTTAGTTTCATCGTGGTCCAGGGCACGACAACATGGAAAGCCCAAGCAGAACAAGGAGGACACGACGACCTTGTGATGAGTCTAGCGATAGCCTGGCAGCTTTACCAGTCAGAGAACCCGCCTCAAAGAATAGATTACTCTCAATTACCAAAATATACGCCAATGGATAGCGTAATAGGAATATAAGGAGAACATATGCCCGTTGATCTGAGCCCAGAACAAGAAGCTGCAATCGTACAGTCGATATTAGAGAACAAGCCGTATCTGCTGAAAATCGAGGACACCGTACAGTCCCTACAGTACGGAGAGATAAACATAGTCCTATCTGTCAGGGGTGGAGTGGTAAACAAAATGGACTTCCCCAAGGCTGTCGAAACGTGGGTAAAGAATAAGGGCGCAGAGAAATCAGTAGATATTGACAGAATACAAAAAACCGATAGGGTTTAATTACAGTCTGATCACTTAAACAAGGTGCAAGACTCCGTAAGCCGAAAGGCCCAAGGGGTCTTTTTTGGTATGGCTAAAGCAAAATACGATTATCAAGCAGAAGAAGATCTTAAAAAAGAGATCCACGAGCAGTTCTCTCTCGCCAAGCGTTATTTGGACACAGTCCACGAGCGGTTTAACGAGATTGAGGAGCTCTATAGATCCTACATAGACAAGAACCAGTATCCCCACAACGCCAAGGTGTTTGACTCCCGAGTCTTTAGAGTAGTGGAAACAGTTGCTCCCCGGATGGTGGCTAATGAACCTACGGGTTCTTTCTATCCGTCAGAGCAGGGAGACGAAGGAACGGCAGAGATTCTCAACTCAATCATGAAGTACGACTGGCGACGTGCGGAAATGTTTCCAAAGCTCGTCATGTTTGTGAAGTCGATGCTCATCTTCGGCACAGCCTTCGGACGTACCTTCTGGGACTTTAGGGAAAAAGATAAGACCCGCATGGTCCCAAAGATGGTTGGTGGGCGCATGGTATGGACCCCAAAGAACAAGGAAGTAGTCAAGGTAACCGAGTTTGATGGCCCTAACTTTGAGCCTCTAAACATATACGACTGTTTCCCCGATCCAAACGCCACCTCACTCGACAACATGCGTTGGTTTATCTATCGTACCTTCAAGACCGTCAAAGAGCTGAGAAACGAAAACGACACCAGAGGATATGAGTACTACAAAAACCTAGACGAACTGGAAAAGAGAATATCTGGAGCAAAAGAGAACGCACAACCTTCTCAGTCAAGAAACGATTTGCAGTGGCGGGAACACCGCCGGGTTATGTTGTCTACCCAAGAGTTTATTGGTGAAGACAAGAGCAACCCAGAGGTAGTAGTCCTAAAACGATTTACTCGTGATGGATGGTGCGACTATGTACCAGAATACGATTTGATTATCCGGGAAGTTGAAAACCCATATTTCCACGGAGAGCTCCCAATAATCTATGGAGTTGACTACCCCTACCCTGGTGAGTTGTACGGAATGGGAGAAATAGAGCCAATTGAGCGAATCCAAAGAGCCATTAACGCAGTCCTGAATCAGCGCCTAGACAACGTCCAGCTTACTCTGAGATCCATGTGGAAGGTAAAGAAAGGGGCAGGAGTAGACCTCCACACCCTAGTATCGGCTCCAGGGAACATTGTGACGACTGACGACATGAACGCCGTAGATGTAATTAACATTCCAGATGTCACTGGCGCGACATTCTCTAATACCATGAACTACCTCACAAGCGCGCTCCAAAACGCTTCCGGCATTACTGACTACACGGTCGGATTAAACACGGGATCTAACACTTCAAACGACACGGCTACCGGGGTGAGACTCATTCAGCAAGAAGCAAACGCCCAGTTCAAGCTCAAGATCCAACTCTTTAACCACATGGTTATTCAGAAGATTGCAAACCACTGGAAAGATCTGCGCATTCAGTACACGACTGATAAACAAATCATTCGCATTGTGGGATCGGAAACGATCAAGTACTTGAGAGACAACACAAAACTCGCCCAGACATCTCTTGATGGAGAGCAGATCGTTCCCGGAGAGGAAACTCCCTCAAAGTTAGACATCCAGCCAGATGAGGGGTTTGCCTTCCTGACAATCTTCCCACAGGACATTCAGCCCTCAGTCGTTGGAGACTATGACTTCGTAGC